CGATGCATCACCACAGAAATGGATCTTACAATTTTCACCAACTCTAGTAATTATACTATCTAATTCGTGAAAATTCAAGTTCTGGCACTCATCAACGATGATAATACAATCATCTAGTGTAGTCCCACGGATGAAACTTGTAGACCAGAACTTTACACTTTCTTGTGTTTTGAGATTGCCCCACAGCATTTCAAAATCATTGTCTGTAGGTAACTCAAACATGTACTTTACCATATTCTTGTAAGGAATTTGGTAAAGAGAAGACTTATCTTCATGATCTCCTGGAAGGAAACCAATTTCTCTTGTAGCAACTAATGATCTTACAACTACAACTCTGTTGTAAGGTGTCAAAGGATTAAGGACTTCTTTCAATGCAAGATACATGGTAATAAATGTTTTACCTGTTCCTGCTGCTCCGTAAACAAAAAGATTTTTATCTTCTTTATAAGCGTCAAAAACTTTTGTTTGGTTTTGTGTTAGCGGTTCAATATCGACCATCATATCGACATTGAAAGGTTTTTTTCTTTGCATTTGCTTTGCTGATAATCCAGCTCCGACTTGGGAAGAAGTTCTTTTTTTCCTTGAGGACATATTAGAAGTGCGTTGTTTTCTGAGGCTTTACTTTTGAACCAGGCATCTTGCTAACTCTATGGAGGACTTCATTCCATCCTCCATCAGTTCTACTATAAACGTCACCTACAGCACTCACGGCAGAAGCGACACCAGCAGACCAATCTTTATCCCATTCGGGATTGTCTTTTCTCCACTGATCATAATCAGCGACAGACATAACAAGTTCCTGTGTTTCCCCAGTTTCTAAATGTTTTACAGGATATATGGGCATAGTTATTTCAATTCGTAAATATTTATTGTGTGGTAATAATCTTTTTATGATTATTGATTTGTAATGCTGCACTAAACTTTAATGGTTTAGCGGTACACATGTTACATATTTGTTCTGGTTTACTAGAATTATCACAGAATTTTACCAGATCTTCATCACTACAGTCAACTGGTAATCCATCTCCAAGAAAAGGTTTCCAACAATCATCTTCTAGTTGTTCAGTAACATAAAGAAGTTCCTTTAGAAAAGCTGCATTAGGACATTTCCAAAGTTTTCCATTATAAAGTTGAGTATTAGGACAAGAACACATCTCATAACTTTGCTTTATGTTGTTATGGGCATAAGGGAAAACTTTACCATTGGATTGTTTAATCGAATTAAACCAACGATCTTTCCCATCATGGTGTTCTGTAACAAGAACCTTAGAACTTTTTACTTTACTAATGTTATCAATAACTTCTGGAGTATGAACACTAACACGCAATTGCATCCCAGGATAAGTTTCTAAATCTTCTTCGATCCATTTTCTATTTTCTTCATTAAGAAGAATACCATTAGTGTAAAGATAAACTATCTCTTTGTGTTCTAAACAAGCATGTAAAATGTCTCTACAGCGTTGATTGAGTAAAGGTTCTCCTCCAATAACTGAGACACGTTCTACATCTATCCTAGGTAAAATTGTATGGATATCTTCAATAAGTTTATCAGTATCTAATTTGCTGCCTGGTGCAAAATAGTTACTGAAATGGTTGCATCCTTTACAACTTAGATTACATCCAATTGTTGCACTGATATCAAGAATTTTTAATTTTGGGATTGTAGTAAGCAAGGTAAGCAGCTCCTATAGAAGTTCCACCATCATGTGCGATAGGTTCAATATACATTTTAACATCCTTTGATAATTGTTTGCGAAGTTTATAATTAACCACACAATTTAAAAAACAACCTCCAGATAAAACAATGTTCTTACACTTTGTTTTCTCCAGTGCAAGATTGACAAGTTCTAATGCTCGTTCTTCCCAAAGTGTTTGGATTGTATATGCAGCATCTTCTTTAGAAGATCCTGCAGTATTATACAGATCTACTTTTTTAGACCCATACACAGACAATCCCATAACTTTTCCAGCATCATCTGGTCCAAATCCACAAAATTTTGAAATGCCTTCAAACAATTTACCAATACCATTCTCTCCAGGTTCCCAATATTTTTTATGAACAGTCTTCCACTGAAATCTATTTCCAATTTTTGCATGAATAATAGTTTCAATTTCTAATTTATCTGCAATATTAGATCCATTGCTATCAACAACGATACAAGCGGCTTCATCAAATCCAGAATTATAAAATCCAGCGGCAACATGTGTAAGATGATGTGATTTTCTGTAATCGATATGCTTAGCATCAGGAAATTCTCGTTTAAATCTTGCGATATCCCTAGCGGTAATCATGTTTTTCTCAGGAAGAACCCAATGAGCATCAACTGTTGCAATGACATCTACATTAGTTACATAATTTACTAGGTCCCTAACAGAATAATCATATTTTTTTCTTGTTATACGCTCTGCTTCCAAATAAAAATCTATTTGCCCATCTTTTAATAGACAAATGGATCCATTATTAGAAAGATTTATTCCTAAAATATTCATTTTACTATTAATTTTTGAATTTCAGGAAAATAAAGATAGTTAATATCACTATTGTAAAATGTTTTCAAAGCATCTTCTGGAGTTTCTACTAAAGGTTCTCCTGCAAGATTAAAAGACGTATTGAATAAGATAGGAACTCTTGTCTTTCGATAAAATGCTTCAATCAAATTATAATAGTGCTCATTCTGTTCTTTAGTTATAGTTTGAATTCTACATGTCTTATCTACATGAAGTATTGCTGGAATTTTATCATATGCATATTTCAAAGCATCTACAGCATACATCATAAAAGGACTTTCATCCATGCCTGCCATGTCAAACCAACCATTTACATATTCTTTTAAAACTGTTCCTGCAAATGGTCGGAATGCTTCTCGTTTTTTAATTGTATTAACATGATCTTTTCCATTTGGATCTCTAGGATCATAAAGAATAGATCTATTTCCTAACGCTCTTGGTCCTGCTTCAGATCTTCCTTGGAACATTGCGACAATATTTTTTTCAGAAATTATTCTTGCAACTTCACTATATGAAGTATCTTTCCCCTCGATATGAGAAAGATCATAAGTTGGTCCTAAGTATAATGTCTTCATGAATGTTTTTTTATCGGAAACTAACATTGCAGATCCAAATGCATGTCCACCGTCATAAGATAATGGATCAGCATATAGATTTATATCTAATGATTTTAGCACATTAAAATTTGAAACGCAATTCAAAAAGAACCCACCAGAAACAACTACATTCTTTTTTCCAGAAAGTTCAACTGCTTTTTTAATCATATAAACTGCATGGTTTTCTGCAGATTTTTGTAAGTTGTACGCTAGATTTTCCTTTGTAGTTTCTTCACCATAATACTTTGTCCACCCAACATCATCTCGTGGATAAATGTCTTTGCTGCAAAAACTATGGTTGTATTCTTCATTAAATAAATTTACTTTACCAAACCCATAAGCAGACAACCCCATCGTTTTGCCCGCTTCAATTTCGTCAAACCCGCAGTGTCCAGAAACACATCTAAATGCTTGTCCAACACTAACCCTATTACTAAAAAGGTTTATACCATCCCAGAAAGGTTCTTCAAGGTTTTCACATAAAGAACGATTGTGAAAACAAGAATAATGTTTAAACAAGGAAATAAATTTTCCATCATTGTAAGTATAGATACTTTCTATTTCTGAAAATAATATATCATTTTTAATAATGGAGGATCCTTTTCCATCCATCACCAAACATACAGCATCATCAAATCCAGATCCATAAAAAGCAGACGCTGCATGACACTCATGATGCCTAGCACTAAAATCTAAAACCTGTTTTACTCCTCTAGAGTATAAAAGATGTTCTAAGTTTTTTCTAGCAGCAACTCTTTCTAAATGTCCTTTGAAAGAATATCTTGTAAAGCAATCGGAATAAATCGCAACATCAATTGTATCGTCTACAAATTTTTCACATAATGCATACGCACCAACATCACGTTTTATTCTAGTAACTCTTTCTTCTTCAAGATAAAGATCTAATTGACCATTATTGACTATTGCAATAGATCCATTTTTTGCTAAGTTTATCCCTAAAACCTTCATGCCCACTCAAGTGCTTCAGATACCACAGGAAATTGTTCTACAAATAATTTTTTACATTCATTCGCAATATCCATATGCTCTTTCTGAGTTCCGTTAGCAGAACGAAGATTAATATAATGAATCCAAGAACGTACAGACCCAGACATATAAATGCGTGTAGGAGTTGCAAGAGGAAGAACAAAACGAGCACATTCTTTTGCTACTCCCTTATCAAGAAGTTCCTTATATAGTTCCATAGATGCCTGAAAATGATCATTGATCTTCAACCAAAGATCTTGTTTCATATCTTCAGAGAAATCATCAATAGAATTTTGACGGTTCTTAGTATCCTGACGACGAAGATCTGGTACTGGAATTTCAGTTGCTAAAAGATTAGTGTCTGCATAACGTTGAGAAAACTCTTGATACGTGAAACTTCTGTGACGCAAGATTTGTGCTGCGATACCACGGTTGGTTTCAATCTCAAGCGTCATAAATGCCTGCTCAAAAACAGACCAATGATTGTGCTTAATACAATAACGTAACAGACCTGCATAGTTTTCATTATCTTGATTTGCTGGATTAGAAACCCTAGCAACATATGCCATTGTTTGTTCTGCATCTGGCGTTACACTAATCAAACGTACTGTCATTGTTTCCAAATCCTTTTTTCTTTTGTTTGTCAAATTTTTTTCTTGCTAGTCCCAGAATAGCATCATCTAAAGCACGTTTCATATAAGTCAATTCAGCATCAGAATACTTCCAAGGCTGTTCTAGTGCTTTTTTTACTAATCGAATTGTTTCCTTATATCGCATTAGATAGTACCTCCTGTATACTAATTATACCAATAAAAAAGGGGGAAGTCAATTCCCCCGATCAATCATCCTTTAAGTTGCATTTGCGCCTGCTTTAGACGCTCTGCTTTTTCAATTTGTTCTTTTAGAAGTTGAAGAACATTAAGTTTACGCTCTTCAACTTCATATTTTACGCCTCTGTACGTTGCAGTAGTCATTTTGTTTCTCCTGAATGAATGGATTTTTAGGTCCGTTCCTTCAGCCGTTTGCGTCTATGCTGCACTTCTTGGGGGAAACCCTTACGAGTTCTGCAATAATTTGTTGTTTCACTATAGCAGGATAATAAGAATTGTTCACCCTACTAACTAGTTGTCCAAATTGCAAACAAGTAATTAGAACTGCTTCCATAGATGAACGCTCCGTTCCGCGACTTACTTGCGTTCGCTATTTGAAAATAGCGAATGAACGTAGACACATTATAGCGTCTATACACTATCTAGTCAAGTAATTTTGTATAATTTGTTACTTATTTTATGCGGGAAACACCACAATTTTCTCTACACATGTGCGTAGAATTTTTCCAAGATGAAATTAAACTATGCTGAAAAAATGGGGTATTAATAATTTCATCCAAAGAAAAATAATTTAAATTAATACTCTTTAATCCACCCTGATCTTCTATGAGAGGTATAATACTCTCATAAAAAATTT